GCTCCCAGTGCGGACCTTGCGGCACCCGCATGGCGCGTTTCACAACGCGTCACCATTGGGGTCTCCTTACCAGGGAGTGCCCCATCGCAGTCTGATGCTGACCCTGCGCGGTCGTCCAGCTCGGTGTAGATGTTGAACATCGACAGTTGGCGATCTGCCGTGAAGCATGTCGAGAACCACGTCAGCTATTGCTAGCTGACTGGCGTAGGCTGCTTTCCAGTAGCCATCACCTGTCGGGTCTCCCTCATCGTCATCCCCCAGTGCCGGGCCAAAAGCCTCGGACTGGAGAATGCGTAGAGGTTGTCCTCCCAGTTGCTCGACTCGATTGAGCTCACTGTATATGCCAGCTCGTGACATGCATTCGGAAAGAACACCGGATACATGGCTGAAATCCACAACGCCTCCATGGCGTCGTAATTCCAGCAAACGAAGTCTGGATTCAGCTGAACTCTCACGTCCCCTTCCGAAGAAGGTTTCATGTTCTACCTCCTTCAGTTGGGTTTGCTTCGAAGTCAGCACCTTCAACAAGGCAGGTCCTCCATTGAGCTCCGAAAGGGGCTTGGAGTCCTTCACTACAACTCCCCTGACAAGGGGGCTTTGAGTGTCGATGCTCGTTCTTCCGGCAAGTTCATAGCCTAGGAACGAGTACCTGCCTTGAATCGGAGAGGTGGGGAGGACTACGGGCATCGGTATTTTAAGCCCTTGCAGTAGTCCATCCACCCAGCTAGCAGCCCGCCATAGACCTGCAAAATACAGCAGGTTTCTGGTGGCGATCCAGCTGAGGATCTCCTCACCGTGCTGGCGGTTGTGAGGTAGCATTCGGCGAACACGGACAATTGAAACATCCGTGCCGTCGTAATACTCCTTACCACAAGACTCTCTGAACTTCCCAGTCCAGAAAGACTTGTGGGAATTGACCTTGAGCCCATGGGCTTCAAGGGATTCCACAACCGCTGACACGTACTCAACGGGGACAATGATATCGTCCCCGTAGATGCGCACCCGGCCAATCAGTCGCTTGATGCGACCTATGGTCAGCTGGTCCTTGGACGCGTTTTCGATCCCCTGAAGCACCACGGTTAAGAACACCATGGACTCCAAAGGGAAAGTCAGCGCCGAACCCATAGACGCGAACTTGGCAAGGGTAATTAAACCCTCGTCAGGCACATCGGCCTTCGCCGACCTGCAAGCCATAACTCCTCTCAAAAGAGAGGGATGTCTGGCGAGCAAGCTGGTTACATGCCGATTCGAGACACGGTCGGACGCTTCGCTAAGATCTAGCGTTGCGAGGGTGCCATCACTGGACCCTTTCAGAGCCAAGAGATTATTCATCTCCGAACTCTCCCATCCGATGAGCTGGCGGGCGATGTCATCTGCCTGCACAGCATCCACGAACGCACTCAGCAAACCTTGCTGCATATATTGCATGCAGGTAGGCTCTATTGCGATTATCCGTGGTGTCTTGAACGTCTTAGGGACACAAACGACCTTTACAGGTCGTTCGTCCCCAGGTTCGAGGAATGCTACGTCGGCGAGCTCCGGTATGGAGCTCCAGCTCGAGGCAAGATGTTCATAAACTGAGAACACTTCCTCCAGCCGTTCGGGCCACTCTAATTGCCTCCATTTTGCGTTTCCACGCAATTTGTCGGCTGTGGCACCTGGACCGTGCTTTGGGATGATCTCGCTGGGTATGGCAACGATTCGTCGTTCCACTTCAGTGAAGACCCTTGCCCAAAGCAGAGAACCAATACGAGTGAACTGCCCATCATCATTTGCATGGGCGTCACTTCTGTCGGCCTCTCGTACATCCTGCTCACACTCCAGGTACTTCTCTATCGCAGCACGGTCCTTCGCCCGGTCGGGCGGAGGAACAATCTTGGCAAACATCAGTGTAAACTGACGTATCGCCCAGATTGCGACGATGGATGGTTCCCGGAGCAAGGCTCCAGTCTCACGATCGAACACTTGGTCCACGAACCCCTGCATAAAAACAGGGAGCCGTCCTTTGTAGTGAAACTTACTACTCAGGCTGGGACCGAACTGAGCATCGGATAGGGCTCTCTCGAGAGCTCTACCATACTCAGGCAGGGTTAGAGTAAGAAACTCTATCCCCTCGTGTTCATACCGTTCCGCGACGGTTTGTTTATCGCGGATGGTGCTTGTGTCACACCAGGTCCCCAGATCATCGAGGACCTCCTGCGCGAACCACATCAGCCTTTTCACCTGCGGCTCCTCAATACGGAGTCTGCCAGGATGCCTAGCCTGATGTCACCGACTAAGGACGGGGCTTACACAGCCCCGCCCTCGCCTCAGCAATCTGAGACGGTCAGCTCTGGCCACCAAGAAAAGCGGTGGTCAGAAGTCCCGAAGAGGCAGCGAGCTGGACAAGAAGTCCATCCCAAGCTGCCTTCTGCTCCGCAACCGTAAAACCGACCAGTGGCCCATCCCGGTGAACCTTGAGGCTCATCGAGTAGGGCGTATTCTGCGCCGGAAACAACGGATCGGCAGCATACTTCGAGACTACGAGTCCGAGGATAGAGCGGTTCCGCTTACCAATGGTATGCGCAACGTACTCCTGAATCGACCCATCCGCGCTTGAATAGCGGGTGGACGATCCTGTAGCGGCGACTCTTGGAAGAGACGTCGTCACCCCGGAAATCGTAATTGACTGTGGATCGGCGAACATCGGCATGGTCCTTGCAGTTCAGAGGACGTGCACGGCGATTGCCGCACACGTGTGACTCGCCAAACCTCCGCCTAATCATTCAGACGGAGTGCCTTGTCACCCCTAGTCATACCAAGGGCGGCAAGGATGGCCCATTGCCTGCCGGTAAAGCTCGCAGGATTAGAGCCGAACCCGAAGGGTGATGCCCTCATCCGTTCCTTTGTCACAGTGACGTAGGAAATGGTATAAGGGACTCTCGAAGTCACACCAGTTGAAAGATTGATATGGCGTGGCCCCAAGAGCGTATAGGTATGTCTGACAGTTGATTTAACCATCAGGTACCCATACCTCATGACAAGCCCGTCACTGGCGAGCGCAGCGGCATTGGAAATATTCTCTCCAATGTTTACGCGCCAGTCGACAAGCCAGCTCCATGGAGCTACATTCCAGACTACCTCCGGAGTTATCCGGGTGCCGAGCAGAAGATTTGCTTTCTGCTCGAACTTCTCAACCGGGCCCATGGGTGAATCCCCATCGATCCCAACTGAGTAAGTGTAGGCGCCAGAGAAGTAGACCTGACGTTCGGTCTCAATTGTCTCTGACATCTGGCCTGAGCAATTCTCCCCTTCAAAACTACTCCTCCATGCCGTGTTACCTGAGGACGACATTAATATCCCCAGGACATCCGGCATTTTGGTAAACGTAGTCTCGAGTGGGAAGGTGTACTGCCGGCGTATTGATTTGCCGGAGTTGCGCTGATGCTGCTTAAGAATTCGTTGAGAATCCTTCACAGCACTAGCGACGCGCCGTAGGTCCCTAACAAGGGGCCTCCAACCAAATTCGACATTGAGATACTCACTTCCAGCAGAACCGGAAGCACGGGCACCCGGGGGCAACTTACTAAGCCTCCGAGATTCCGCTCGAGCCTCTTTGCGAATGGTTGAGCTGGGCATTGAAGGAAAACCTTCTCTGTACAGCTCGGATAGCGCGGTTGCAACGTCAGCAGAGGGATTTGTCGGCGTCGTGGCACTTATTGCACGTGGACCGTACCACCCTAAATCGGGTGGGTCCATGTACTTGAAAGTGCCATTCGGCAAAGTACCGGAAGGCCATACAGCAGGCCAGCAAGGCCCATCGTATGCCACCCACGAGCCCACACCTTGAGGAATCCATCCTGTAACAAGATCGCTACAGTATGCGATGTAACTCTTCTTGGTGCTAAACTCGTGTCCATTGTCGAGTACCGATTTCGGCTCTCTCCTTAGCTCTTCCTTCATGACCTTAAAACGGTCACGATAGTTAGTAGCTTTGAGTAGAGCTGTGTCGGAATCCTCCTCAACGGAAGTACCGCCCTCAGCGCCTCTACCTGTACGGTAAGAGGTCGTCACCTGAATACATCCGCTCACACCAGGGACATACAACTCCGATCTAGGAGTTGTTGCGCCCTGATAAGTCATGTCCCAGCCCACATAAGCGGGCTGAGGCAATAACCTAGACTGCGTGACGGATGCCATGGAGCTCCCTTTCGGGGGTATACACGCGCCGGCATTTCCGGCGACGTGGGTGAAGACTCCCTTAAACGGGAGACGGGTACCTGTTATGTACGGTCAGGGCGTAAGCCCAAAGGCCGCATGTACATGGATACCCGCCTCCCTTGATGGGAGAACGACACCTGCAGCAGGACTGTGCCACAAGCATCGGGGGGCCCCTCATGGGGCC